TCTTTACCGGGAATGCCTGATGAAGCTTATGCGATTCACTTTTGTAAATCACAGCCTGCGGGGTTCGTGAACCCACTTTGTGTAAGTCTGCCATAATTTAATTTGAAATTTGAGTTACTTTCTTTGTTATTTCTTTTCTCCTCTGAGTTTCCGGTCTGCCAAAGCCTGGGCAACTGCCTGAGTAGATTTCTCTGAATTCTTCGTTTCGTCTCCTTCCTCAGGATTGATAGACGATGCCCGGCCCACGTCCTGAGAACCGCAATGGTTGCAGTGCATCGGGAATTTATCCTCCAGCTGTGCGTCATAAGTCTTACGCAGAGCAGTAAGGGTTTCCATGGTAGTTCCTTCGTTCTCCAGGAGTGCCAGGATATTCTGGTCTACGTTTTCCTCGCCAGAAACTTTCTTGTAGGCAGCCACCGTCTCCTCACGGAAGAATTTGATATGACCGTCCCAGTTTTTCTTTGCTTCTTTGTAAGACTCCAGGTCTTTTTCGAGATTTGCCTTCTCTTCCTTGAGAGTCTGAATCTCGGTGTCCTTTGAAGCCACTGCCTCTGTGAGGCTTTGATTCTGCTGTACCAGGTTTTTGATCTGGGTGAGAGCCAGCTCTGTCGAAACTTCCTGACCTTCAGAAAGGGTCAAAAGATTTTCACCAAAGAGGCTCGCCAGCACTTGCTGCAATTCTTTGTCCATGTTTGTTTTATTTGTTTGATTATTGTGGTTACCCTTTCCGGCACCCTTTTCATTATTAGATTGGGTGGTATTGTACTTTATATCTTTTTCAGAAAGAACCTTGAAGTCGAACATAGATACCCTCTTTGCTGGGTCATTTGCTTCAGCAGCTTTTTCTTCAGAAAAATAATAATACTGACTTCCTGCATAAGCAGGGCTGTTTAACTTACCGCTTTTGATTAGCTGAGCAAATGGGTCTGCCCCATGCCATACTAGAGATGTCTCTTTGTAAGATATGATCTTAGTAACAACCCTACGAATAAGTTCTCCATTCTCAGTATATGTACCTAGTTTGGAATAGAATTCCCAGATGTCCTCAAAAGCATGAGAGGGTTCCCATGCAAACTCTACCGTTACCGAATTAGAGTGTATAGATGGTGGGTCCATTTGAATACCCCGAGCTATACGGGGATTAGAAAGACCGTCTATCTTTAGAATACCGTTGATACCGGCAGGGATAATTATCCCAGTCTTTTCATCCTTGTAAGCCTCTTGCCATTCTACTGACTTAACTGCCCCGATAGCATTAGCTACATCAGTCTCATGGTCAAGATTAACTGATTGACCTACCAGTAAAGGCATTGATTCCTTCAGTACTGCTTCTGGAAACTCAGTAGGATTATACTTCCTTGCCACTATTGCGGCAGAAAGCATTCGGAACATTGGCTCTATAAAGTCACTGTCCTTTGGCTTTAACATTTCTGGAGTTACTTCTGGCATGAACTGGTTGACATTCAAAGTGCCACCCCACATACCAAATCTTTCCAGTGACTTCTTAGGGTCTTCACTGAAGTTGCCAGTGCCCTTGTAGAAGTTTTCAGAGAGAGAGTGAGCATCTATAACTACTTCTGGTACATCAGATACCATCAAGCTATGAGCTGCACTTAATACCATTACATCGGTATTCTGTTGAGTCTTTGGCATAATTTATCTCGGTTTACTGTCTTGATCTTTCCTTTTAGGATTGGGATTTACTTTATCTCGAGTTCTACGGTCTGACTTATCTTTATCGTCTTCTCGTTTCTTCTTTTTCTGACCTGTATCTGAATCACCCGTCCCATCTGAATCATCAGATTCTACAGGAGTTCTTGGTCCAGGTTGGTCAGGCGTTTCATAACCCATATCCCGTGCAAACTGTTCCTGACCTATAATACCCTGATTGTATAAGGTTACATTTACACGAGCCCGATATTCACGAGCCTGTTGTAACTTAATATCGTCTGAAACAGTTGAAGTTCCAAACTTGATAGTGATTCCTTTATTGTTAAACCCCGCCAGGCGCAGTTCTAGAGAATAAAAGAACTCCAGTACAAAGATTACCAATGTTTGGATATTCTTTAACTGGGATATCATCTTAGACAACTGTATACCAGCTCCTCCCTCAGTACCGCTCTGAGATGCAGATACTCCGATGATAGAACCATTTACCCCTAGACCATTTGCCACAGATTGCTGATTCATATTCCAAGGGAGGTTTATATTCTGCATAGAAGCTGAAGTAGACCTTAGTTCGAATTCGTGGTCATCGATGTAACCAACCACTACTCCGTCAGACATACCTCCAACTATATTGGTCTTCATCTTCCTAAGAGTACTTTCTAAACGAGCAGTATAGGCTTTTTCACTCTCTCCAGCATTACGGGGAGGTTTAGCCATCTTAGCTTCAAGGAAACCAACCATACCCATTACCTCCATGATATGTTTGAAATTCTTTCGCATAGTATGCTGACCAGCGATAGAATCCAAAGCTGACATGAATGGGGGTACTCCGTACGGTTCATCGGTATCATTGTACATACCTACATAACAGTAGGTCTCTGTATTCAATCGTATGAATGAATCCTTGAGACCATCTACCAAATGAGGATTCCTTTGGTATGGGTGATATACTCCATTGTTCTCTCTCTTAAACCTTATAGTTTCTGGTTTTATGAAGAGTATGGTTTCCAGTCCTGTTAACTTCTTATTTGGTACTCCTTCCACCGATATAGCACCACTAACAAGAAGCTGAACTATGAACTTGTTTACCAACCCATCTATTCCAGCTGTATACTTCGACCACCTCTTGGATACATTCCTCAAATGCTCCCTCATCTTGGTAGACTCCTCAGGAGTATTGTTTGGGAAGTCAATAGTATGACCTGTATTTGACAGCTTGAACATGTCCTGCAATGCAATGCTGACGTCCGGGTTTATCTTGTACAGGTCCCGAATGATAGGTATTAGTTCTGTTCTGAACGTTGGGGTAACTAAGTTCGTCATACCATTAAGAGTGGTAATGAGTTCAGAGTTCCCCACACCATCATCTGGTTGAGAAACTCTGCCCGGACTTATTGAACCCTTTCCCTCATCTTTGTTCTGAGATTCCACAGGCTTAGACCTGGTGAACCAACTGATAGGATTAAGTTTCATGTTATATTGAATGGTTTATGCTTACTGAGGAATTACTACAGTACCAGATGGACTGTGAGACCTGATATGATTAGTGATAGCTTTACCGAATATCGCATCATCAGAATATGTTTCACCTTCCAAATCCAGGTCCATAGAGGAGTTATTCATTCTATGCTTACCACGAGCAATAGGTCTTCCAGCACCGTCATAAATAAAGGTGTATGCTTCTTGTACAAAGAACGGGTCTTTTATAATTACGTTCTCTTCCCTGATATCCTTCTCTAAGTTCTCGATTATTACAGAACGGTTCTTGGTTGTGGTCAACCATCCCGGGAACTTATCTTCTTCTGGTCTATTCTTCCTCTTCTTACGTAAGAGCTTAGTATAGAAGTATAGATTAGGATATCCCTCATCTTGAAGTATGGTAGTTACCGTCATACCAACATCATTGGTCTCGGGAGCTAACTTAGCAAAATTGAACTTCTCTCCAACATCACCAAGGAGTCGGGCATACTTGTTCAGGGGTATTCTCCCCTTATATACTGCAGCCTCTTCCCCTTCTTTATCCATACAGGTGAAAGCAGAGTAGTCAGTACCTCTACCAGTAGCACAGTCACCACCGATAAAGTATTCTTTGTTTGGGTCTGGTTCGTTGAACTCTTTATACTGACCTTTGAGACGGATATTGATAACAGGGTAGTCAAATAAGCATTCCTCTATAGCTTTAATATCAGCTAAGTCGAATACTGTATTCCCAGATGATAGGAAGTCACCGTCTATCTCCTGAGCTGTTCTCTTGGGACCCAAAGCAGCAGACATCTCTTCATACCATTTCTCATCCCTATCGGGGTGCATCTGCCAATATAATCGTATGGGGTTAAACGGATTACCCCCAGATATAGCATCTACCCAAGTACTATGGAAGAAGTTCCCGACGCCGTAAGGCGTGTTATGAGACACGTAGTCTTCGTTGATGAGGTAAGATTCATCGTTTTCAACGCAAATGTCATAAATGGTATCGTAATACTTTCTAACTACTTTAAGCTTAGAAAGGTAGATACTTGTACACCTTTTACCAGATACAATGCGTTGAATATAAGGTTTGTTCAGCTTAACTCCGAACTTATATTCAACCTCCTTAGATATCTTCTCCAACACTCCATAGTAGTAACCAAGTTCCTGATAACGGTATCTTATGTAAGCCACCACTCTTAAGTCGTAGTTGAATCCCCCTTTTAGTTTAGACCCAAGCTTCATTCCATAAGAATGTTTCGCAGCTTTTTGACCGTTCTCAGCTACTGTAACTATCTGGAGATTGGTTACATAATTGTCTGAAGGATTGTTGTTAATGTGGTCAACTACATACCCATCTGGAATTTCTCCTAAGAATACTTTAGCTACCAAATTGTGGACACATATCTTTTTCTTTTGACCATTATTCCACAGACTTATATTTAGATATTTTTCTCGGTTAGTACATGGTTTTGGTAATTTTTCTACCCTCGTTCCATTCTTTACAATGAAGATTCTTCCCCAGTTGGAGACTTCATAGTTTGGATAACCAGGTATGGGTTTGCATATCTCTTTCTTGGGTTTTACGGTTACTGGATTCTGCTCCAGACCGCTTATACCAGTATGATAGAAGATAGCTGGTACGTTTCGTTTAATTATTTCTGAAACTGGTAACCAACCTTCTAGAGTATACAGCTTATGTTTTGGAGTACACTTAATAACCTTACCTTGTTCATTGTGAACTTCCCAGGTTTTCAGTACACCCTTGTTTACAGAACCAAGTACTCTCTGCCACTTTCCAGTATGTGATAATACTCTCAGCCCAAGATGTGATATATCCATCTTACCAAAAGTTTTGGGACAAATAGAATCTACTCTGAATGGCCCATCTTTACCTATAATTTGAGTATCACCAGTAATACATGAGTTTACTATAGCAGCACCACCAGTTGATAGAGTAGGGAAGGCTGATGCCCAGATAGTTGAAGCCCATCTTACGATTGCTGCTTCATCAATCACCAACAACGACAAAGATTCAGAACGACCAGCTTGGTCAGAGGTTGGAATAGATTCTATTACAGAACCATTTGCAAACTCTATAGTTGATACAGAACCGAACTCCCCTGCACGACCGTTTATGATAGGCTCTTGCAGATATGAAGGAAGATTCTTGTACATGAACTTAATCTTCTTTAGTACCTTCTTTGCTACGGTGTCCTTGATTGAGATAATGTTTATCTTCTTGTTAGGATGATACATTGCTAACCAAAGACAGTAGAGGGAGATTAGCTCAGTAATACCAGCCTGACGAAACTTTAGGATGATATTGAACCTGTTGAGCATGAATTGGTATAGCACTGCCTTCTGAAAAGGGTAGAGCAAAAACTTTACCATACCCAACACTGGGTTTATCACGTAGCAGAAAGTAGAAAAGAAGAAAGGGTCTTTCATCACCCGAACCAATGTCTTAAGTTGTTCGGGTGTAAGACTTGCATCTTCAACTAATGTCTTCTTTCTTGCCATGTCAGAAATTGTATGAAATTCTTAAGTACGGGTCGAGACCTAAATTATCCCGAAGTTTAGGATAATAGTTGATATTCAACCCGGCTTCATAATTAAATTTACTGGTATTGTATTTCAAGCCAAAATCCAAATCATGGAAGTTATGTACTGGTCGTAGGGTATACTGAACTACTGGATTAAATCTTTTTAGGAAGGATGTTTTCTTGTAAGTTAATTTACTATCCAGGTAGTTGTATTGATAACGAGAATAGTTTACCGAATACTCCTCAGTAATAAGCTTACAATCGGTATTAAATGTAGTGATAGATAGCTTATCACCACCAGATAGTATTTGCAACAACTTAGGAGCTTGGGGATAATTGGTCAAGAACAATTCATTGTATTCAATTTTAGTTGAATCTTTCTGAATGATAGTGACCACTCTATCAACATATTCTATTCGTTCAATGGTAACAGAATCAACCCGATATAGGAACACCATTCGGGGTAATTGAATCTTATGGAATTCAACTTTGGGTACAAATGGATTATTAACCACAACAGTATCAACCCGACGAGAAGAATTTTTAAGGTCATGACTTAATTCAGAATTTCGGTTCCATAACCAGAATATTGTTAAGGCCATAAATATGAAGGCCGAGGTTAGGATTACATTTTTCATGGTTCAGGGTTTATGAAAACAATTAGGGGGGATTATAGGGGGGTTAAAGAAAGTAAATCTTAAAACTAATACTTAAAAGCTAAGTACTCCAGCAAGCTGGAGGTTATTTTCGTATTTTTCTAAAGAAAAATACTCAATAACTGCGCATATACGTACGCGATAGGGGATATTCATTTTGATATTAGACCAGCCTTTTGTAAACAGGATTTTAACCACAATGAATTCTCATATACGGCACCCTTAGTTAGGGTATTTCTACCTTTATTCAACCAATAAGTCGGATTAGCATTGTCAAAATATACCTTGAATGATTTGGGAAAACCCATAATCACCCTATATTCATCAAGTCCCATTATTCTACCGTGGGGATTAAATTGCCTTGATGAAGGTCTTACGGTTAATGGGTAGCTCTTTTTCTTATTTCGATATACTCCAGGAAGAGTCTTCATCTTTTGAGTTCTCATGGGCCATTTGTAATCATTTTTGAACTCAGTTTTCCATAGCTTTCTCACTTGAGCTACTGTCAAAGTAGTTTTTGACTTATCTGCATAATGATACATGGCCAATTTTTTATCGTCAGCTTCTCTATAGTTTATGTCTCTCCTTACTCCTTTCTTCAGTTGACACAGATTTTTGGGTTTAGTAACTCTAAAAGTATGATCAAAGATCTGAGGATTGATCTTGGAGTCTTTTCTGACTCCTATTAACACCAAACGTTTCCTACTTTGTTGAGAATTACCAAATACCGTAACAGGATGACAGTGCACTATAAGTTTGTAATCGGGTAAATTATGTTCCCATTCCCCGATGGGGATAAAATCCAGAAGTTTTGGGAGGTTCTCAAGCATAAATATTGCCGGTTTGAACTTCTTAACACTAGAAAGATACAGATTAAGAGTAACATCTTCCCGGGGTTTGCCCAGGGATTTTTTCCTGGAATATGAGAATACCGAGCTATGCCCACATGATGGAGAGCCGAGTATTAGGTCTATTTTGGAAGTTTTTACCTCTTCCAGTGACCTTACAAATGGTATATCTTCAAAATTGAGCTTCCATTGCTCTTCTTTTTTGGAATGAAATACTGCTCTTGGCTCTACATTGGCTATAAGATGTTCCTTAAACTCAAAAAGAAGCGCTCCTTGGGCTCCACAGATACCTAAGACATTCATTGAAAATAGAATTTTATAATATATACCGGAAGGTCTTGCAAAGACTACTTTAATATGCAAATTTAATATCAAAACTATATGAAAGTTGGTGATTTATTACTGGTAACAGGTCCTGCCTTCTTTGAAAAGACGGCGATTAAGGAGAGGAAAAAGGGAATTTACACTCTTGAGAATGGTATTAAGACAGATAGAGACCTCAATCCTCTCAATTCTAAGTATCAAATCGAGGTTTTCAACGAAGAAAAATACAAAACTATGGTAGCACAGAGAAATTTGAACCGAGATATTGAGAAATTGGCCTCTATCAATAAGAAAGGGATAGAAAATCCTGACCTAATCAGATATGCAGCTGCCAAAATAATCCGTATTATCGAAAAACTGGAGAAAAAATGATACGTTTCTTGATACATTGGTTTACAATCAGAGTTATCGGTTACTCTGCTTATTGTGGGGGACTAACTTGGAAAGCTCTAAAAGGAGTGAATAAAGAGTATGAAGGTAATGAATCTTGGGCCAATGGTAAGAAAGAAGCATTTAGAACACTCATAGTCTGTATCACCCTCATAATAGTAATATCATGTCTGATATCCTAATGTTCACTAGCCCTGCTCCTACTTGGTTGGGTTATACTATTTTAAGTTTTTACATTCTTGGGTTCTTCTTTTGCCTATTCATTCGTAGTGTAATCGAAGAAACCCCTCTCAAGAAAGCTTCAAATCCAGTAAGGTATGGAGTTTTATTCCTTATATGGGTAGTAAGCCCAGCTGTAATTATCGGATTATTCACACTAACTTTCAAAATATTATTTAAGAATGGTAACCGAAATAAATGATACCGAGATAATACTGAAGATGGTCAGTGATGAAGAAAAGCAATCAATACCTGTTTGGGATGCTTACATAGAGAAAGTAATTATAGATGGCAGTATTCCTTCTCTTTTAAGAGATATCCTCTCTGGAAAGATAAAGAATTTAGTGAGTTTTCCTCAGAAGTTCAGTGGTCAATTAAAAGGTCACATTGAAAGTGAGATATCCTCTCTAGAGAAACGTGTATACCATAAACACGACTTGGTATTTACTAAATTGAGGGTAATAAGGGAGCATTACTCATTAAGGATAACTACACCACCTGGTCAACACTTTGATATTTGGGAACCTTAATAATAATTATATGTCAGTAAAAGTTTATACTCCTGGTCAGTTCTATGCTGCAGGTGGAGTAGTAGAAGAAATGTTTTATCAAGAAGTAGGTAGAACAAAGAAGTACCTAAGGAAAAGAATTGGTCTAGTACGTTCATTTGAACAAATAATCAAGAATCTCAATGATGAGGCTTGGAGAAAGTTTCACTATATGAAGGCAAATGTTAGAGGGGTTGATTATACCTTAGTATATGACCCTGAGAATAAAGAATATCCTTATCTATTCGTAGAAACCAAGTTTTACTTCAAGCAGAAGGCTAAGGTTAAAGAACCAGATAATAAGTAGACAAAGGGACTCAATTATTGAGTCCCTTTTCATTGTATTAAAAGCTAGAGCCAGATACCGAAACGATTATACCCCAATCTGTTTTTTCAAAACCCCCATAACTTATGTTAAACATTTTGATTTATGTCCTTGCATTTATTATAGGATTCACCCTTACATTAGGTATAATAGGTGAGGTTCTTTGGTTATTGCAGAAACGTTCTAGTAATTTATTCAAAATAATAGGTGAAGTTTTTATATTAGGAATAATTTGCATACTGGTATTAACTCTTACAATAATTATAATTCCTTATGCCTAAAATCATTGGTAATACTAAGGGTATAACCTTAAACCAAGCCTTATATAACCAGGTGCAGCCAATGTGGAAAGATATTCATCAACCCATATTATAAGGACCCGGTAAGTGAATCATGAGAAAAGGACCCTCCAATTCAAATCGTAGATTAACCATGGAACAGAAAGAGAAGAATAGGATTATCCTGGAATGGATAACCAAAGCCAAGGAGATTTATATGAAT